AAAGTCAGTCGCCCCTCAGGCGTATATGGGTTCCTCCAAGTTTTTCCTAGACTACCAAGCTGTAAAGCTCTTGTCAAAGTATCCGTTCCTGGAAACAGGAATTGACACTCAGGCGGTGGCGAAGGAGAAGTTTGTTTGGGCTGAAAGGCTTTGTCTCGAGACTAACACTCGCTGGCGTTTGCGTGAATCCGGTTTCCCTTTTGGGAGCCGCGTGGAAGCAGTCATTTCGATTGCTTCACGTAAAATATCACACATACTAGGCGATGTGCCAAGCTTGGAACAAATGTCTTTCAGCTTCGGACCCGGTGCGGCGTTCGGAGTGCGGGGGGAGACCTCCGTATTCAATAAGGTGGCAAGCGCCTTAGAGTGCACCTACGCCTTCACTGACACACTCCGAGATTTCCTCGAGGAGTTTCCAGGATGGGTCCCTCCCGGGACCCATGACGTTTGTCTTCGCCCTGGAAGTCAGTTGTCTTTCGTACCCAAAGATGCCAAGACTGATCGCCCTATTTGCATCGAGCCGCTTCTAAACGGCCTGTATCAAAAAGGTGTCGGTACTTGGATACGCAAACGGTTGCGTTCCCATGGAATCAACCTGAATGACCAGAGCACCAACCAAAAGTTGGCAGCTCAGGCACATTCTCGTGATCTGGCGACTGTAGATTTCTCTTCAGCGTCCGACACGATCGCGTATCGCCCTGTCATGGACCTCTTACCATTCCCATGGTTCGAGTTCCTTGATGTTGCCCGATCTCCGTGCTACCTTGATGGTAGCCGATGGAGGACTTTCCAAAAGTTCTCCAGTATGGGCAACGCGTATACTTTCGAGCTTGAGACCCTCATCTTTTACAGCTTGGCTTACGCCTGCTGCGAAGTGTTAGGAATCAAGCCTGTGACCGGTGTGAACCTGTCAGTATACGGGGATGATGTCATCATCCCGCAGGACGCGTTCGACCTCTTCTCCGAGGTCTCAGTAGCCTGTGGATTCAAGCTCAATGACGAGAAATCCTTCAGAGAAGGGGAATTCTTCGAGAGCTGTGGCCATGACTACTTCAGTGGGTACCTTGTTCGCCCTTTCCTCATCAAGAAGAAGCTCGATAAACTTCTTCCGTCCTTCTATGCAGCAAACACAATCCGACGCTTACAAAAGCGAATCCGCTCCCTCCCGGGTGTGGATGTGGATCTTTCCAGCGTTAGGCGCCGTCTTGACGGCGTTCATCGTTGGGTTGTTGGCTGTATACCTAGTGACCTTCGGGTCCTGGGTCCAGAAGGCTATGGAGACGGCCACCTCATTGCCGAGCTTGACGAAGCGGTTACAAGCCGCCCAAGTCGAGTCACCCGGCACCGTCAGTTCGACGGTTGGTGGTTCCGATCCTACGTCGAGCAACCCATCCGATTAACACCGGGTGAGTGGCCGATGGCTTACGCTCTCTATTTTACTAGAGGGTTGGCCGATGAGGACGAGGCGTCCCTTCACAGGGATGCTCTCGTAATCCCGGAGTCCGTCGACAACGGATCCGGATACTCAGTACGGGGTAGAACCCGTGTACGACGTCTTAGAGTATTCTGCCACAGTACGTGGCAAGGACATCTGAGACCATACGGGATAAGCGATTATCCCGTCTCTCCGGCTGATTTTATTAGCTGGGAAGCGTCTGAGTGCGAACACGCAAAGAGAGAAGCGCGGCG